GAAAGGATGAGTCATGAAACAACTAGATATCAACGAAGTGCGTGATTTTATTCAAGCACAAAGTCTAGAAACAAAGATTTACATTGGTGGCGATAGCCGCAGATTCCGTAAAAACGGCATCTGGCATGCTGAATATACCATGGCTATAGTCGTACACATTGACGGCAAACATGGCTGTAAGATCTTTGGTGAAACATCCACGGAAGTTGATTACGACCAAAAACGCAGTCGTCCTGCTATGCGGTTAATGAACGAAGTGTATAAGATCAGTGAACTGTACTTAAAACTACACGAAGTATTAGAAGATCGTGAAGTCAGTGTACACTTAGACATTAATCCAAATGAAATGTATGGTTCAAGTTGTGTTGTACAACAAGCGATTGGTTATATCCGTGGGGTATGTAACGTGATACCAATGGTTAAACCAAACGCATGGGCTGCAAGTTACGCGGCAGACCGCTTAAAAGAAATTATAGCGGCGTAGTTTACGCCTCTGTAGTTTAATGGTAAAACAGCGGGCTTATACCCCGTAGCGACAGATAATCGGCTGATGCAGGTTCGACTCCTGCCAGAGGTACCATTAAAGCGGTTGTGGTCCAAGGGATGGGCAACGGTCTTCTACACCGTCTTATGTAGGTTCGAATCCTACCAGCCGCGCCATGCTCTTATAGTTAAGTGGCATAACACTGTCTTGGTAAGACAGAATCATGAGTTCAATTCTCGTTAAGAGCACCAGTAGTACAGTTGGGGTATAGTGTAATGGTAGCACACCGGTCTTTGAAGACGCTAGTTCTGGTTCGAGCCCAGGTACCCCTGCCATAAATATCAAACAGAACCGGCCACGCCACTTAATAATGCGCAACATGGCAAACTGAATTTACAGTTATTACCTTATAGACGTATAAGGATTCGGTCTTCCGGTGGGATAACCACCAATCTATTCCGGTGTAGTATAATGGCAGTGCGGCGGTCTCCAAAACCGTTAGTGGGGGTTCGATTCCCTCCACCGGAGCCAATTTTCTTGCACCGTTGTCCGATCGATTAGGTAGAGGTCTGCAAAACCTTTTAGACGTGTTTGACTCACGTACGGTGCTCCAAGGTTAGGTATCTTAAGAGGGAGAGAGCATCCTTCATACGGATGAATGTATAGTTTCGAGTGCTATCCTAACCACCAAGTTCATCGGCCTTTACGTCAACTGGATAGACTACTAGTCTTCGAAACTGGAGGTTGGGGGTTCGAATCCCTCAGGGCCGGCCAAATGTTAGTTGTAAGTAACATTACAGCAAACGATCAATAAAATGTTAGCGATAGTTAACATTCTATGGTGTCTATAGTGTAGCGGTAACACCCAAGATTGTGGATCTTGTATCACCAGTTCGAACCTGGTTAGACACCCCATTGACTTTTTGGTAAAATAATGTTATAATGCTTGACATAAACTAGCAAAACAGGAGTAGATCATGAAAGCCAGAATTCATTTTACAACAGCGAACGGTCAAGAAACTTACGCAGACTTTGATGCACCTTTAGTTAAAGTGCTTAACGAATCTGCAAAACAACAATTATGTGAAGCATTTTGGTTTGAATTTGGCAATGTAGGCATTGACAGAATTGAAGAAATTAACTAAACAACAACAAAAGACTTGGGATATACTCAGCACAGACACACAGACTGTGGACTTTAGAAAGTTTCGCGAGGAGCACGACCATATATGGTTGACCAAAGAACGTGAACTACTGTGGGTAGAAGATATGGATACTAATCATATTGTCAGTGCTATTAATATGTTAGAACGCTGTGATCAAAGCAACACACGTGCGTATCAAGGATTATGTAAAGAATTAAACCGTAGATTTATGGAAGGCAAGGAGTGGGTATGAAGACTAAAAGATTTGATTGGAATGGATTAAACAAAATATCCGATGTAGGACATGAAGCACTTAAGAACTATTTCTTGTATGCTTTTCAACCAGGTAGCTTTCTAACTAGTTTACTGTGTAATGATCCGTGGACAGAAGTAATTGCTCGTGCGGATCACTGGAATAAATCACAGTTAGGGACATACTTAGAATGGCTACAAGAACATGCTCCGGTAGGTAGTTGGGGTAGCCCAGCTACAGTAAAGAGTTGGCTAGACAAAGGTCCTGCGTATCAAGCATTCCAAAAAACTCTAACTTGGGAAGCCTTAAACGCAGACCACACAGAGATAAAGGAACAAGATTGGTGAAACAGAAACCAAAATGGGTCGAGACTCGTGAACAGCTTAAAGCAGTGGAGGAAGAACCTCTAGTGTTCATAGGCGAGCCCGGCGCTGATGGTGTTGTAGATGGTCTATTACCCAACGGTGAACCTTACCTTTGGTACAAGCGTAGAACTGTTAAAGACACAAAATTTAAAGGAAGGAGGTTAAAATGATGAAGCCATGGATTGAAAATATTAGTTTAGCGGATGTACGTAGTGGCTATCATTACGACCCCGGTCCTAACTGTATGTTGATACAGATTGTAGACCCTGGTGTAGAGTTTCCTAAGCCTAAGTATAAACAGTGGCGCAGAATACGTCAGTTCTTTTTCTTAGACGTAGAGGACAACGAGCCAGATGGCGCACTTTATAGCTGTGCTATTACTAACGAAGATGCCAAAGGTATTGCTGACGCACTACAAGAAGCATGGAATAATAGCATGAATGTGGTAGTACACTGTCATATGGGCGTAGCACGTTCGGGTGCGGTAGCAGAAGTTGGGGTAATGATGGGCTTTAGGGACACGGAAAAATTTCGTGTGCCAAATCTCATGGTAAAGAAGAAGTTAATGGAACAGTTAGGAATGATTTAGGAACTTTGGTATAGATGGTTCGTACGTGTGCCTGAAGAGCACGAGGACGTGGTTCGATTCCACGAGGTTCCACCAGAATTCCCTAATACCGGTACGGTTTAAGGTAAGTGGTTGCCGGATCAAAAGGGTCGCTGTGAAGCCACTCTTAGAAAAAAACCTTAGCATTTAATGCGACAAGCCACTAAGACTAGAAAGGGAATCTCAACAGCGGAGTGCGCACGATGTTGTTGACTGACAATATGCGGTTACTAGTCTACAAAGGGAGAAAGCCGGTACATCAAGTATTCGAGGTTAGGAGAGACCGGAAAACCGCCCTGTACGGAAGAGCAAGCCAACTGGCGATGGCATCTGTCTTGAAAACAGCCGAGCGTTAATAGCGCCTTGAGGGTTCGACTCCGTCCTCTTCCGCCCTTGAGTTTGAGTTTGCGGACTCGAACTATGATAAATAATATATAAGAACAACAGATATAGAGGCACTTATGTATTATTTGATTTACAAAATAACAAACACACTAAACGGTAAAATTTATATCGGAAGCCACAAAACTAAAAAAATTGATGATGGCTATATGGGATCTGGTCGATATCTAAACAGTTCTATAAACAAGTATGGATTAAACAACTTCTCTAAAGAGATATTATTTGTTTTTGATAATGCTAAAGATATGTATGCTAAAGAAGCAGAGATAGTAAACGAAGATTTTTTAGCAGAAGAAAATACATACAACCTTAAGAAAGGTGGATTTGGTGGATTTGACTACATTAATAATGCCGGTATTAACAATAAAACAAATCAATGTAGTAAGGCTGGTAAAGTCGCAGCAGCAAACGGCGGCGGATTTAAGGGCAAACGACATTCGGATAATACCCGAAAGTTAATGAGTGAAAAAAGATGGGGACCGTTAAACCCAAATTACGGAAAACCGGGAACTTTTACCGGCAAGGTACACACAGATGAAACTAAACATCTAATGAGTATAGTCAAGAAAGGAAAAGGGATAGGTGAGCAGAATTCACAGTTTGGCACTATGTGGATTACCAATGGCGTAGAAAATCTTAAAATACGCAAAGAAGAACTTGACAAATACCTTGAAAGAGGGTATAATAAAGGTAGAAAGATTAAGTTGTAAATGGAGACGTGGCCGAGTGGTCGAAGGCAGCGGTTTGCTAAACCGTCGTACGCAGAAATGTGTACCGGAAGTTCGAATCTTCTCGTCTCCGCCAATTACAAAGAGGAGTGTTCACCTCTATAAAAACGAGCCAAGTTTCTGGGCCTGAAGCTTAAACCTGGTATAAGCAACCGGCTCATAACCGGTAGACAGTGAGTTCGAATCTCACCGGGCCCACCAGAAATGCGAGTGTGGTGAAATCGGTAGACACAAGGGACTTAAAATCCCTCGGCGCAAGCCATGCCAGTTCGATTCTGGCCACTCGCACCATACGGATACTTATGAAATATACACAAGACGAAATAATTGAGTTAGCCAAGGATGTTGAACTAGAAGATGCTATAGATTGGGCAAATCTTCCGGTTGATCGCGATAGAATGTATCAGATGATAGGCAGTCAAGCCTATGAAATATATGTAACACAAAATCAAGACCAAGATCGTGAGGCAATTCTGCTGGCAACGGTCATCAAATTAGTTGTAGAAAACTTTGTTCTCAATCTCCAGGTTCCTGGAAATAACCTCCTATAAATAATATACTATGAAAAATAAACTTATTAAACTTTTAGTTAGTCCGTGGACTGCCCTATTGACACTTACTATTATTGTTGCTGTGTTATTACAGCAACCTACTTTTGTAGAAAGTGTTAGACTAAGATACTTTGATCAACTAATTGGTAATCAGCGACCAACGGAAAATAATATCTATACTGTAAATATTGACGAAGCAACCATTGATCAATATGGTCAATGGCCATTTAGTCGCGGAGTATATGCTAAAATCATACATGAACTGTATGCCCATAAAGCAGGGTTAGTGGTTTGGAACGTAATGATGCCCGAACCAGATCGTCAAGGTGGTGATGCAGTTTTAGCCAAACTCATGCAACAAGAAGCAGTAATCTTATCTAACACAGTCGCAGAAAAAACAAAAAATATACCGCGTAAACCGGGCAGTGCTGTTATCGGTGCAGAAAACTTGGGCACTATCTATAACTATCCAGGTATTATTGCTAACATACCAGAGCTTGAAGCCAATGCCGTAGGTGTTGGGTTAACATACACCATACCAGAGGTAGATGGTGTTAACCGTCGCTTGCCGCTATTTGCTGCGTACGATGGTAATGTTTATCCAAGCCTGCCTTTAGAAGTTCTGCGGGTATTAGCACAAGATTCCACATTCCAAGTTAAGTTAAACGCCAATGGTGTCGAGAAAATGAGAATTCCTCAGTTCAGCACTATTAGTACGGACAGTCTAGGACAAATATGGGTAGATTGGAGTCAACAATCTAAAGCAACATCAGCATCGAATTTACCCGATAGTTTTAATGGTGCGGTAGTTATTGTAGGTACAAGTGCTGCAGGGTTAGGTAACCCTGTGCCAACAAGTATTGGTAATGTGTGGCCTCAAGAAATGCAGGCCGCTGTAATTGGTACACTGATAAATGGTGTAAACATACAAAGACCAGACTGGGCCCCAGGCGCCGAACTATTAACCTTGATTGTTATTAGCATTATTATTCTAGCATTATCACGTTGGGTCTATGTTGGCCTAGGTGTAGGTGTGTTATTAATTGTAAGTTTAGTTCCTATAAGTTGGTACTTGTTTAGCACTTACAAGATATTAGTTGATGCTATTGTGCCCACAGCAGGTGTAGTTCTAGTTATGTTACACGCTTATGGCGTTAAGTTTGTCAGTGAATTCTTACAAAAACAACAGATCAAGAAACAGTTTGGTTCATATGTAAGTCCAGTTATTGTAGAACGCTTGCAAAAGAATCCAGACTTAATCAAACTAGGCGGAGAAGAAAAAATGCTCACAGCCGTTATGACAGACATGCGCAACTTTACAGGCCTGGGTGAAAAGTATGGCGCAGACGTAGAAGGCTTTACTAGTATTATGAACGCATACATGACTGCTATTAGTAAACCTGTGTTTGCCAACGATGGTTGCTTGATTAAGTTCATTGGTGATGCTAGTTTACACATTCACGGTGCTCCGCTAGATGACGAAGAACACGCTTACCATGCGGTTAAAACAACCTTAGAAATGATACAAGCAGTTGAAGAATTTAACAAGCACTTAGAATCAATTGGCAAACCACCAGTGGGCATGGGTGCTGGGGTTAACACTGGTAAGATTC